TGTAGAAGATCAACAACTCTCTAAACTATTTAAGTTGTATCGAGATCACTCTACTAAGAAGATTGATGAAGGTTTAGAAAGACTAGGCTTAAGTGATATACCTTATCAAGACTTAAACCTAGCACAACTAGACAACCTTACTAAGGTTGTTAAAAATATGGATAAAGAAGTAATAGACATATTTGGTCTATCCCTCGGTGATTAATCATCATCCTCTAGCATGTAATCTGCCCAATCGTATGCCTCACGTTTTACCTCAGACATACGCCCAGCCCCTCGACCACTCGCAAGTATCCCAGCTAAGGCTTGTCCTGCTAGATACCTACGAGAGGTGAGGGGTTTTATTTTAGGTAAGGGCTTCTTCTTCTTTTGCCTATACTCTTTTGCTTCAAGCTCTAAGTTTGTTTTTACGTTCATATTCCTGAACTCTTTTCAAGTTTTCAAAGTAGGCTTTAGTAAAGCCATACTCCCAGTCACGATTATTACGTGATCCTCTATCATAAGGGTTACTTAATTGACCCTTATAAAAATCTTTTTTACCCTGATCGAATGGCCTCATTTATGCACCTCTTTCATAGCCTCTCGCATCCTTTGAAGATACCAATCAGCTTTATTAATATCTTCAACAGGATTACTTTTATACCTGTGTCGGTGTTGGTACTTAATTAAATTACCATGACAATAAGCAATGAACCCCTCTAAACCCAAGACCTGTTTTATATAGTCGATACACTCAACCTCCCCTGTATTATAATGAAAAGGTTTTTCTACTGGATCGTACTCTGACATACATCTACCTCATGACTAGCATTATCCATAACATACGACAGAGGTAATATAGTTGTCAAGTCTCCTCTTCCAGGTCGTGTATGCAACCCAAAGTCACCCCTGAAATATTCCTTACAGCGTTCACGTAGATCCTCTATAATATTCTCTGGCTTAATTAAGTAAAACTTTTTCTCAGCCCTCACTGCAATAAACCTATCAATACCATTAGGTACACCCCAACCTTCTTGGGGTTTCCAATCAGGTGGACGTTTAACAGTTAGTAACTCCCACCAAATAGTGTAGTTGATTGGACCTTTACGATACTTACGTTTAGCTGCCTTGACATCTACCTTACCAAACTCTTTATCTAGCACATCCCAATGCTCATTAATGTTTTCATCACGAGTTGCTTCCCGCATAAAGTTATCCCCCCGAAGAGAGATAAATTCTAGCTCTGCTTTTGTACCTTCGCTGTACGATGCTGCATTCTTTTTCATGAAGTAATATCCACCATTTCACAAACCTCACCAGTACAAGCAAATGTCTGACTCGATTTAGTTGTATCTTCTTTTTCATACTCTGAAAGTTTACTCCAGTCAATAGCTTTTGGCATAGATTTTAATAAATCTTCATATTCATCATTACCAACTTCTTGATAAGGAGCTTGCTGATAGGTATGTTCGTTGTATGGTAAGAAGGATACACCTGACATCTCGTCAAAGTATTTATAAACAAAAGCACCTACTTCAAACCACTCATCTTTTTTAACATTAATAGTAACTGATGGTTTATGTTCACACCAATGTCGCTGATATGCAAGCCAAGTCTCCAGCTGTTCAATAGCTGACAGGTCAGCAGTAACTACTGCATTGTCTGGTGACTTAACAGGAAAACTAAATACTGTAGTAGTATCACCCTTCATTACACAAGGTTCACTAGGTACTCCCTGATCTTTCATAAACTCTGTCAACGGATCTTTATTATCACCACGGACAGTACGGATATAATAGGGACTGTGGCGAGCATGTATGCCACTGGCACTATCCACCAGTTGTGAGACCGTGCCTGACGGTTTGACGCATGTAATTGCAGCAGCAACAGGTATACCAAGACGGTCAGCCCATTCAGCATTAGTAGATACAGCGATCCCACGAAGATGTTCAAGTGTCTTCTCCAAACCTTTATTAGAAGTAGTCATTAAGGCGTTATCCATTATCCCTGTAAGTGACACACCCAACAGACGCTCTTCTTCTGTGTTCTTGTTCCACACCTTACGCAAGTATGGAAACTTGGTGTAGGTGGATTGTATGGTTCCCAGAATCGTAGCCAGTTTAACTTTACGTTCCATATCTTCGATAGTATCTGTCGCACGTACCACAACCTCAGTGAGATTGCAAAACTGATTTGGTCTAAGTATGATCTCACTACACGGATTAGTCCCGAACTCATAGTTAGGATCACGCCGACCATTCTTTTCAGCTTGCTTCTTACTTGATTGACGGTTAAATACACCACGTTCTCCACTTCCTGACTCTACCAATGCCATCCACTCACGCATGAAGGATACAGCATCTGGCTTCTCTGTATAGCTCACAGAGTTATTAGCTAAGGCACGTTGTGGATCATTCTCCCACCATGCACCTGACTTAGCATGACGCATACGATCATCACTGAGGTTACTTAAAGAGATCATAGCTGACCTACGTACACCACCTACAACAACTACCTCGCCAATCTTACACATGATGTCGTGACACTCAATGCTAGATAGCTTACGTCCTTGTGCATCTTTAAAAACCCTAATTACAAAGTTAAATAGATCTACTAATGGACCTGGACCAGAAGCTCTACCACCAAAAGTCTTAAGCTTTGCACCTGCAGGACGTACTAAACCAATATCCCATTGAGGAATTTCACCAGCCCAGAGGAGAGCAAGAACTTGACGAAGAGCTTTAGCCCAACCTTCCTTACTATCTTTGACGACAATAGTAGTCTCACTGACGAACAACTCAGGAACTTCAGGGAGCTTAGAGATGAACTGCCGCTCAACACTGAAGCCAACACCAGTACCGCAGAGCAAGATAAACATAGCCTCATCGAAGGACTTAGGGTCATCTACGGGTAGGTAGCTACAATTATACATACAAGTATTATCACGATTAGCAGCTGGACCTGCAGTCATCATGGCTCGCATAGAGGGCATAACCTCTAGTGACATAATGGCATCGTAAATCTCTTGCTCAACCTTACCCCAATCAAAAGCTAACTCTTTATCAGTAAGGGGTCTATCTAGATTGTTGTTAGGGAAGGCTTTGTATACAACATTCTTTATGTATCGCTGAACTGTCTCATCCCAGTTCTCTCGTCGCCCTTCATCTTCAAGCCACCGTGCATACCGTGAGGTATGAATGAATGACTGATAATCAGTTGGTAAATAGTTATTCATCTGTTGTCACCACTTCCCTTTAATACACCACGTTGCTCTCTGTCGTCTAACTTTGCCATATTCATCTCCATAATCTTTTTAAGATTACCATTAAAAATGTTAGCTAAAGCTACTGTGTAAAATAAAACATCTCCTAATTCTTTTAGGACTTCATCATCGCTAAACTTATTCTTATCACGAAATAGTTTTTTAATTTTTTCTGATACCTCTCCTGACTCTCCCACAAGACCTAAGGTATTTTCTATAAGTCTGTCACGACCCTTAGTAAATATCTTGTCTTCTACAAATTGACTGTAGAATCTGACTGGATCTTCGCCATAGTCAGGGCTATTCTGGAACATCTCAAAGTAACCAAAAGCTTTTAAGTCAGTTTCATTTATCATTCATCTCTACCTCACAGTTTAAAACTTTAACATCGTCTATGTCATAGATGATATCCTTTATCATCTCTTGTATGACACGACAGTTTTCCATATCATCAACCTCTAAAAAGTTGGCATCTTTATCCACCTTTATATTCAGCAATACTTCATAATGCATTCGGAAACCCCTAGTTATACCTAGCTTAGACTACTAGTCAAGCATCATAAAAGAGTTCGTTGTAATTTATTACAAGAGGCTCAATATTTTTTTCAAAGTATTTTGACCACTCATAAGCATCTTCAAAATCTTCAAACCAATAATTAACACTTTCCATCTTACCATCTATCTCTGCACGAACTACGCTGAGATATTTACAATCTTCAGGGTACTCCTCATCTTCTGGTAGATCCTCAACTGATATTGGTCCCTCGATAATATCCCATATTTTTATATTAGGCATAACCATTATTTCCAATTCCTTAATAATTCCATGTAGTGATCTATGCTTATCATAGTTATCCAAGGTTGTCTATCAGATCTATAAAAGACTACTGGTTCACCCTTGCCATGTTTACCTGCCTGTTCAATATAATCGTAAGCTGTTTTCATTCCAGACTTCCTACGCTTAACTTCGATTGTTATAGGCATCTTCTTTCTAGCTGCAGGGGATAGCTGAATATCTTCTCCAGTATCCCCCATAGTTGTACTCTTAATATCATCAGGTTCAAACTCTGGAAATGTCTCCAGTAATTTATCCCTAATTTCATTCTGACCACCCCTACCTTTTGCCTTAGCTGCTCGTGTCATCTGTTACCTCAGGTACATTGGGCAGCTTTTCTACATGCAATAGGTATTCATTACCATAGGAATACTTAAAGGTACGCATGTTAGGCCAGCAAGCTTTCTTGTATTCGCAGAAAGAACAAGCCTTGTCAAGCTTTGTATTAGGGCTTGACTTACTTTGTGGTACAGGTGGAATACGTTCAGTTGGAAGATCACCTTCTACCATAGCCTTAGCTTCTTTGATCTCTTTTTCTTTGTTGCCTAAGTCTTCTGAAAAATCATAGACATCTAAACAAATCTCACCACTTACTTTATCAACAGCTAGGAAGGCACCACGAGTTTTATCTGTAACAAGCGGATCATCCTTAGCTGCATATACATATGAACTTAACTGACTGATGTAACCAAATGCGTCATTGTCACGCAGTGTTCCATCTTTAAACTTTTTAAATGCATAAGAGCTGCAGGATTTTACGTCAATAGTAACACCATCAATAACAGCGTCACGATGTCCACGAATGCCATGTACGTTCAACCTATCTTGTGAACCTGCTAGGTTATGACCTGAGGCCTTTACCATAGCAAGTATTAATTCTTCAATCATATCCCCATAAAAGAAACGTAACAGTAATGATGCATCTAATGACTCACCAAAGTCTGGTTTGTTTACTTTATACCAAAGCTTTCTTTTACAGGGTGTTCCTACAGACGACAAAGACAGATAGCCCCTTGGTTCTTGGGGCTTACTGAATCTTTTATAAGCAGTGTCTGCTACACCAGAGCCTAGCAATTCGCTGATACTTTTAGTCCAGCCGCCTTGTCCATAGATCACACTTTGAATATCTTCAACTAGGGTCTCAAGTGTTTTCATTTAATTTCTTTCTGTGTTTTCTTTTTCGAAACAACTTCTTTGTTTGATCGGCAATAACCCTGAGTCGGTACCTTGGAGTTCGTACTTCTTTTGCCACAGGGTTACGCCTTTTCATGGCTAGAAAAGAACCTCTTCACTAACCTTTTGCTCAGACACAGGTTGAGGAGAAGAATCTTCCTTGACGTAATCTACCCGATCAAGAACAGTAACCTTGTCTAAGCGAGTGCCTACGATAGATGGACGTGATGTATCGTAGACTGACAACTCTACCTCTACAGTAGAGCCGTTTCCAATAAGACCGTCAGAGTCAACGTCCCAAGCAGAACCATCTGCTTTAATGACTTCAGGTGCACCGCTATCCCAGTCCTTACCTGTGTCATACTTACGCACAAACTTAACCTTTGTGCCTCGACCTTGAGGATCTTTTGATCCACGTTTCATAGAACGTGAAGCTTGAAGTGTGTCCATACTTTGATCATCAAGGATCATATCAATAGTACAGGCACCATTGCAGTCTCGGTAGACCCCCTCAAAACCATTCATGTCACGGTTCTGTGGAAATACTTTTGCCCATTCTGCAATACCAGTAAGTTTAATTTTACGTGTAGCCATTCGGCCCTCCTTTGTTAGTGTACGTCACTGTACCGTTGACCATATTGTATGTCAATACCCAAGTCAACATTTAATTTAAGATCTTCATTAACTTTTTCAATAGCCCAAGTCAGTGTTTCACTGTGAACATTTTGTTCTCCTTCTTTCACCAAGTTAATTGATTCATCATGGAATTGTCCAATGATGTTAGGTCTACGTGTCATGTAGTACGCTACCCACTTGTCAAAACAATAAGCCCCTGTTGATTGATTTAGCGTAGAGAATACATCTTTCTCATATCTAAGGGAGTACCAGAACTTATTGACAGGATTCTGTACCCACATCTCACCATTTATGTGTCGGATCTTTTGATCCTCAGCAAACTTTTTTACTGACCAGTTACGATTCCAATAAGCATCAAGAAGATTTTGACATTCTGGTACAGACAAACCAGTAGTACGAGATAACTTAGGTGCACCTACTCCATAAGTCGCAGAGTAATTAACCACTTTGTAGTTCTTACGCAAGGCTTTAAGCTCAGGCTTGTTGCCTTGATTGTAAGCGTCGATGTCATCCTGTGATACAGCACCTGCATGTTTAGCTAGGTCAAGGTGTGGGTCAAACCCATCCTGTGACATCTCAAACACATAAGCTGAATCGTAAGGGTGCATGTAGTGACGCTTGCATGTGTCCTCAAGAGAGGTCATATCAGCACCACACAATACGTAACCTTCAGGTGCAGTGAGGCACCCACGGATCTCTTTACCCCAAGGTCTGTCTACCCCAGGAAGATTTACCAGGGGATTTTCGTGTCTGAATCTAAGTGTATTAGTAAGACCACCAATCTCAGCTTTAACATAGCCATCACGTTCAAACCTCAAAAAGTTTTTAAAGATACCAAGCCTGTGTTTTATTACAGTTAAACCTTCCAATACTTTCACTGTTGGATTACTATCAATCAGTAGCTGTACTGAGGGGGATAGCTCATTATCTTTACGGATCTGAGGTATCTTACGATCCTCTTTGTAATCAAAGGTACAAGGCTCCCAACCAAGAGAAAACAACCAGTCCTTTACTTGAGATGAAGAGTTAGGATTAGGATCATCATAACCTTTAACAACAGTAACACCTTCATTGTAATGTCGAGGTAAACCTTTAGAATCAAGAAGGTTAAACCACCTTTCACCATGAGCAGAGGGTGAGCCATCTTTCTTAAAACAATTCTTAGGCTTATGCTTTACCTGAGTCTTTACAACTTTAGGCATTACCGACCCAAGCTCTTTAACCTTATCAAGCTCTTGATTAGTAAGCTCATCAAAACATTTTTGAGCTAAATCTACATCAAGCTTCCAACCAGATTGCTCTGCAATCGCAGCAGCTTTCATCTTGAACTCAAGATAACGAAAGAACTTATCCAAAAGGATCTTATCTTTTTGATAGATGATCATGAACTTCTTGAGTAAGTCTTGCCACAAACACCAATTAATCTTAACATCTTCTACACAACGATGTGCATACTCTTCTGGAGTACCGTTCACCCAGTCATTAACTAATGGCTTAGGGATACCGAAGTCTTCACCAAAAGTTTCAAGCCCATGCTTCTTAGTTCTCTGATGATTAACTACCCAAGACATAGGTAAAGTGTCAAACAACCTAGCTTTAATTTTTATACCCAGAATCTTTTCTAGTAAGGGTACATCGTAACGAATAATATTATGACCGATTAAACCACGTTGGTTTCTAAGCAACTCACGCATGTCGTTATAGTTAAACAAAGTGTCGTAATTAGAACCATCAGATGTGTATGACAAGCAATGTATTTTAGTAGCATCATCCAAAAGATTATCAGCTTCTACATCAAATACAATCATGCTGCCATATCACTCCTTACAAACGGTGCTTCTTCACTGAGGATTGTAGTCTCAGGATCATAGTAGACTGAGCCAGCCTTACCTAGCTTAGCAAAGGGACGATTCTTATCTACAATAAACTCAGTAGTATTCTGAAGGATCTCATCCTCAGATTCCGTATCACGCTCGATTTTTATACAGATGATTGCTTCTTCTTCAAGAGAAGCTGCATACTTTGTTCTACCATCATCATTAACCTGTGATATAAAGATCACACCTATGTTTAATTCCTTGGCAAGTTGTGCCATGCGTGAACCTAAAGTAGTCAGTGTACTGGTAGCACCATCAACTCCAGAGTTAGATAGGTAAGCCAAACGTTGTACATGATCTACAAATACATAGTCTGCACCGTAAGCTGACACTGCAAGTCTTGTGTAGTCAAGTAGCTTCAGTGGATCATCATGTGACATCATCTCAAAGATAATAGTACGGTTATGTTCTGAATCAGCAATCTTATTAGCAGCTTCCTCAACCTGATCTAAATTATAACCGTTGCGCTCAGCATCTTCTTTAGTTCTAACATTACAGCCAAGGTGGTAAGTAGCCATAGCACGTAACGTAGTAGATTTCATTTCTTCCATGTGAAGCAAAGCTATCTTTGTATCACTGTCTTGCAACAGACCTGTCTCAAAATATCTGATTACCTCAGTCTTACCAGTACCACGAGGTGCTTTGATAAATGTCAAGCCACCCTTTACCATACCACGGATCTTTTCGTCAAGACCAGAATGTCCAGTTGAGATATATTCATAAGGACTTTCAGTTCTTAATGCATGAGAAAAGTCATCAGAAGAACAAAAGAAATTTTCTGGTGAATAGCGTTGAGGTTTCTTAGCAGCCCACATTAATTCTGTGCTATCACCTGCTTGCAAGAAGTCATTAGCATCTTTATGCTTTGACATAGGTACATAGTAAAAGGTATCAGGGAATGCCTGATAGAGTTTGTCAGCGGCTACACGTCCAGCTGCATCAAGCTCACCTGCGTAGATTATCTCTTTGAATGACGACAAGAAAGTATGATTGTGTTTTATAAACTTCTCACCGATAGAGGCGCTGGGCAAAGACTTTACAGGAAACGTCTTGCCAAGGATTTGATACAAGGATGCAGCATCAAACTCACCCTCAGTCAAGTAAATGCGGTGGCTTGTACCTGCATTAAAGTCAGGGCCAAACAGGTAGTTCATACCTAGTCCACGATCCTTCACCCAAGACTTTGACTTGTCATTGTACAGCCTATATTTGGTAGTGTGTGGATACTTGTAAGCATAGCGTACAGGCTCACCCTTCTCACTAGTCTGTAATTGAATGCCGTAAAGCTCACACACATCAGAATCTATACCCCTGATGTTTTGGTAGGTCATACCTGTCACAGGTATATCCATAGGTTTTCTCCTTTCTGGGAGAGGGTATTCTGTTCTTACCCAATCAAATGTTTCTGACATATCTTTAGAGGGATAGGAACTGCCACAAGAATGGCAGTGACCGTATCCATCGTCGTTCCAATTAAATGCATCGCTTGATCCACAATGCGTGTAGGGACAAGCTAAGTGTGGGTTATCTCCCATCTATCTCTCCTTTGATCTCTGACGCTCCTCTTTTGTCATAGGTCGGATGTAATGTAAATAGTTAATTGCACGACCCGTATTCCACCTGGCAGCTTCTTCATCCGCTTGCTCCTTGGTCTCAAAGGTTCGCACCTCTGTGTCGTAGGTC